CTTTCTTTTCTGCGCTTAACGCTTCTTCTGCCGTAGCCATCAATTACTCCAGTACTTGTCAAAGAAACCCTTGCCAGGTGTATTGTTGTTTACCTGACGCAATGACTTAATATTGTCAGTTTCAAATGGCCCTGAATAACCACCATTCTGTTTAATTCCGCGTTTTAAATTGTACTTATTGGTGTCATAAGTATCTTTCATGCTAAGTCCTTTAGCCGCTCCAACATTTGTTAAGCCGTCTACCATCGCCTTCTGTCTCATAGCGGTTGCATCTGCACTCGCTCTAGCAACTCGAGAAGCGTTGCCTGCCAATGAGCTAACGCCCGCTGCATAATCCATGTTCTTTTCGTTGCCTAGATCATTGTATGAAGACTTCAGCGAATCTTGCCGATCCATCGCTGACATGCTTGAGTTGTCTGCGGTTTGTTGTAACTGAGCACCTAGCTGTGTTGAAGCATAACCACCGCCTTGCCCCGCAGCTAAAAGTTGACCTGATCGATCTGTGCCTGCGGCTTGCATAACGTCTGCTGAAGCCATGCCCGACAGACGACCAGAATCATCACGATTCATTTTCTTCTGATAGCCAGCCAGTAAAGGCGCTGATTTCTCGCGCGCACGTTTCGTAGTGTCTTGCCCGAGTTTTATCTCGTCGCGTTCAGCTTGACTTTGCTGTTGCTGTGGTGCGCTAGCCATGTTGCAAATCCTTATAAAAAACTCGGGTTTCCCCGTTAAAACCAGTAATCTCGCGGTATTTTTCCCAGCCCTTTCGGTTGCTACTAAACGCGATCTGGTCAAAACCTTTATCCGCAGCAAACACTGGTAAAGATTGGTAGAGCTTCATTAACCCTGCGCTCTGCTGTGACAAATACGCATAATCAATATGAAGTACAAGCTTCTCCGAATAGCAGTCTGTGTATTCCTGCATAATCACAAAACCGAATAAATCATCGCCTTCTTCAGAAATAATGTCGTACAGATAAACTTTGCCATTGTAGACAGCCCGCATGACATCTTCTGCAGAGCAGTCACTACCACCTTTGGTAATAGCATCGGAAATACCGCCCTGGTAATAAGTGTGTTTGTCCCGAACGTCATAGGGTGTTATGGGGTGAAAACAAAACATTAAAGCCCTCCGTAACTAACCGTACGCACTGCACGCCCATTGTTATTTTCTGCACGCCCGCGAGCTTCAATAATAGAATTTTGGAATACCGCTAGATGAAAACCTGCCAAAACATTATCTGACCAAGGCATGCCGGGCATCCCGTAGAGTCGTGCCAATGCGCCATCAATCAAATGCTCATGAATCTCGTATGCAACTGCAGAGTCAAGTGATGTGGATTGCGAGGTCGTGCTTAACACAGCGCGTAACGAAAGCGTTGCATTGGCAACAGGAGTCGGTGTTAACCGAAGTGTTCTGCCAAAATCAATCAGAGAACAGTATGTTTTTGCGCTGTTGGGTGGCTTCTGCCCATCTGATATTTGAGGAATATCCTGCTTCGCAATAGAAGCACTCTTTAGCTGACAAATGCGTAAATCTTTCGAAGGGACTTCTAGTTCAACATCGACTAATCCAAGGATTACAAAATGATCTTCTAAGTTCACGCGCCACATTAGCGACTTAGATAAGAATTCTTCAGACGCACGGCGTATCGCGCGAATGATAATTAAGTCTGTACACTCTGGAACTGAGGGTAAAATATCTGGGACGATACTTTCAAACGTGACCTTCGCCATTTATAGCTCCTTCGCTTGGGCTTCGCCAAGAACTGATCCACCCATCTGTCTGGCGAATGTTTCATAATATGTGTTGGCTTTAGCGTCATTGGATGTGTCTGCGTCCTTCAGGAACGCCCTGTAGAGGATAAAAGCAAGCAAAGGGTTGCCGTAGGTTGAATCAATGTCAATCGAGCCGTCAGCAGCGTAAATGGACGGTTCTATAGTAAATATCGCGTCTAACTGACCAGTACCATCATTAGGTGGGTAGCACAGGAAGTTTTTGGCGTTTAATTTCTCAAGCACCACGTACTTGACGTTAGCAACCGCCGTATTGACATACCAACTGGGCTCCTGCGAATCCAAGACTTGTTGGTCAACAATTCTGACCACAGGGCCAGAGGCATTTGAGATGACGCGATGTAAATGTCGCTTGCCCGCAGGAATAGACTGATAAACCCCCGCTGACAAATCCATTGTTGCCCTTTCTAAGAACAACAATGGTTTCATCGATGCCATTTCTAAAACGCCATCATTCAGATGAATAAGTAACTCTGCTTGAGGCCATCTTACTGCAGTCTCATCCAGTAGGAGAGTCGAAGCTCGGCTCAAAATTGATGAAATTGCAATAGTCATTGGTTACGCCTCTTGAAATGTTGCCCATGCAGAGTCACGCTCTGCAGCAGTAATGTCGTAGCCTAAAATGCGTTCAATTGAGCGAACTTTGGGAGTGCCGTCACGACTAAAATCCATTGGATTCGCTTCTTCAATCAATAACGCCATTGCATCCAACGTGTCTGATGATTTTGGCGCTTCGACGACTTTAGACTTGGCGCGAATAGGTGCGCCAACTTTAGTGCAGCCTGAAGCCATAGCTGTCTCAACAAGAGATTCGCGAACTTCCATTTCGACGCCAGCTTCCATACGGATAGCTACGCCATTGAGCGCAACCATTTGTAAAATTGGGGATACTAACAACATGAGTGGGTGACTCCTAAATAAAATAATGGCTCCCCGTCTTTCGAAGGGGAGCCCTGCAATTAAAGTGCAGTGTCTACGGTGATAACACCGAAGTCTTCCAACAATGTTGGATTAGCTGGGTTGCCTTTGAACTGTGGCTTTAAGAAACCAAAGATCTTGCCGCAAGCAATGCCAGGTTGGTTATTGTAGTCAAAGAAATCTTCGTCCCAATAAGCCGTGCCTAGATCCGCCATACCCAAGGCTTGTGCACCACATAACAGTGCGCGTTGGCCTTCATCATTACCTGATGCGCCCATCTTAGAACCAGCAGCAGCGCCGCGAGTATCAAAAACGTGACGGAATTCATGAATGATCACGCCATCCACCATTACTGAGTCTGTACCTTTGAAGAGCGAGTTCTTATCACCGCGAACACCTGCATGGCGCACGTTAGAGATAAAATCAGCGTCTAGCTTCAACTGAGCCATACCCTGTGGAGTAATGAACAAGTGATAGACTTCTTCCCCTGCAGCACCTTTAATGCCTCGGATGTAGTTGTCTTTCGCGTGTGCTTTTAGGTTAACAATGTCTTTATAAGTCATTGAAGTGATAACACCATCGGCAGCGGCAAAGCCAGTACCAGCAGTTACACCTGAAGACTTTAGATGAACACAACGATTGGCGGTCGGGGCTACGGCAGCAGCAGGAGCAAACTCCAAAGTGCTAAGTACGGTAGACGCTCGAGTTGAGCCGTTGGTATTCAAAGTGTATGGCAATGAGCTCATGCTCAAGAATGCCATTTGGTCAAGACGATCACCCATCCAATAACCTAACTTATCGCGTGACTGCTCACGGAAGTTAATAATGGATTTTTGATCAGCCATACGACCCTGTAAGCGGTTAGCATGACGTAGTTGATCGATCTGGATCACTGTGTCATACGCTTTCATGGCCTCTTCATTGCCTTCCAGCGTAGCATCACCTGCGATACCATCACCTTCTAAGTCAGCAACAAGAGTTAGAACGGCGCGTGCGCCCTTCTCGGATTTAGTTAATGATTCAATACGTTGAACCATCGCGTTATGGCCTTTACCAGCAAATTGGTTAATAAAAGACGTATTACGGGCGACGCGCCAAAGGTCACGGGCCCATGCAGTCTTTTGATGCGTGGTAAGGGCAGCAAAATTGGTTGTAGCCATTCTGATGTACCTTATTTAAACAAAAAAATATATGCAAATTGACTGAGCTTTAGCTCAATCTCGGGTTCCCGTATCGTAGGACAACGAAGTAACACGCCTTTTTATGTGGGCGATCACAACGCGGTTAACGCACCGCGCTGGTCGAGCTCATGTATCGTCTGAGCCATCACAGAACTGAATGATAGTAGCTGAACTGTTATTTCGCAACAATTAAACCAAATCGCCCCGCATTCGGGCGCGTGTAGCTTCTGGCAGCGCGTCAAACTCTTCGTCAGTTAATTTAGTAATGTCGATCATTTCGCTACTTGTCTTGCCACCAGACTCACCTTGGTTCATTTTCGGAGGTTGGGCATTGGACGCATCAACATTACCTTTCACGTTAGTCGTGCGTGCTTTAGCTGCAACCTTTGGTGCTTCTGTAGCTGTCAAAAGCTCTGGGCGAACCACACGAATTGCAGCATTAGCCGCACGGCGTACCGCTTCCGCAGGTAAATAACCTTGATTTAAGTAAGCACTCTGAAATACCAATGCTTCTGCGTTCAAATCTTCGTCAAAACTGTCTGAGTCA